TTTATTTCCGGAAGCGGTGCAGCCGCTAGCCTTAAGTCGGGCGAATGGACGGGCGCAGGGCTTGTCGTTATCGGCGAAGGCGCAATGCAAAAAGCTGAGAAATGCGTTTCGGCAATCGCCATCGGTGACCGCGCTCAGGGCTTTTCCCGTATCAGCCGAGACAATATCGCTATCGGTGCGGACAGTCTAATCAATGTGCAGGCGGAGACCGAATGGTACGATCAGTCGAAGATGGCGGGCACGCGGAATATCGGTATCGGCGGCAATGCAGGACGCGGCATTACCAGTGGTTACGCTAATGTGTCAATCGGGCGCAATGCCGGGCAGGGATTAGGTACAGGCTATTCAAATGTTGCCTTAGGTTCGGCCGCGTTGGCAGGTACCGCGCCGATTGGCTTAACGGGCGACATCGAAGTTTTTTGGTCGTCGCCAACTTCTCGAACTGTTGCCATTGGCGAGTCGGCGCTACAGATGTACCAAGGCCGAGATGCACAAACCGCGGTCGGCGGTGGTGCGGCAAAAAATGCCAAAACGGCAGAAAAAGTAACCGTACTCGGCGCGGCGGCTTTAGAAAACCTAGAGCGAACCCGTGCGCCGAATGGCGGTGATGTACTCTGGAACGGAACGGAAAGCGGCAGTTATATTCAGAACGGCCATGATATTACGTTGAGCTTTGGCAATATTCGAGGCGCTCAAGTCGGTTACTGGGTAGGCATCCGTCTGACTTCAGGCGATGCGGCCACCGTGCAGGGTGATGTTGTACCGGTAGAAGTAACAGCAGCAGCAGGCAACAGTCTCACCATCCGCAGCCCGAAAGAGCTTAACGCATCGGGTAACGCAGAACTTAAATATGTTTATTCGACATCATCGTCGGCCGCGAAAAACGAAGAATTGACAGTGATTGGCACGAATGCACTTAAGAGTGCAGTAAGTGGCGCATATACGACGGTAATTGGCGCTGATGCGATGGTATCAAGCGATAACCCGCAAAAAACAGTTGCCATTGGTGCATCTGCATTGCGAAATGGTACCCACCTGTCTAGCGTGGCCGTCGGTTTCTGGAGCGCACCGACAATCAGTAGCGAGCAATGCGTTTTCCTCGGTGAGTCGGCGGGCTATCGAAACGTTCATGGCGCTGTATTAAGCGGAAAAATCACAAACTCCATCGCAATCGGCTACGGTTCGCGCCTAAACGGCGACAACGAAATCCAAATCGGCACGACAGGGCAAACTTTATATGCTCCGACCGCGGTGAACATCCGTTCTGACGGCCGCGACAAGGCTGACGTCAAACCACTTGAAAACGGGCTTGAATTTGTCATGAAATTGAAGCCTGTTACTGGGTACTACGACCGACGCGATGCTTATGTTGACGAATTGTTTGCCGATTTGCCGGAGGAAGAACGCGCAGCCAAAGTGCGCGAATGGTGGAAGAACCCAACAAAAGACGGCCGCCACAAGGAAGGCCGTTTGCAGCATTGGTTTATTGCTCAAGATGTTGCCGCCCTAGAGGCAGAATATGGCCGCCTGCCGATGGTCAACATCAGAAACGACACATATACCATCGAATACGAAACGTTCATCCCAGTTTTGACAAGAGCCATCCAAGAGTTGGCCGAGAAAGTTGAAAAATTGGAAAACGAAAACAAGGAATTAAAAAATGACAAGATGTGTAATTGATTCAGACGGCCTGTTCGTAGAAGAGCAATATTTTGACGACGGACGTCAGAGCATCGAAGCCGAGCCGCCCGAATATTCAAACGGTCAAGCCGCCCGCTGGACGGGCGAAGCATGGGAAATTATCCCCGACTACCGCGGGCAGATTGTTTATAGCGACGGTAGAGAGGTGTTTTGGGACAAAGCGGGCGAATTACCCAAGGGGGTAAGCCAGAATGCCGCGCAAAGCGTTGATTTGGCGGCACTCAAAACCGCCAAGATCAGCCAGTTAAACGCAGCGGCGCAGGCATTCATCGGCACTTCTGCTGAAATCGACAAAGTGCCTGATTTCGAGGTGCAGACGTGGCCGATTCAGGCGGCAGAAGTGAGGGTATGGGCAGCGGACAAAACCGCACCCACCCCCGTGTTAGACCAGATCGCCGCCAGCCGCGGCATTGATGCCGACAAACTCAAAGAGGCCGCACTGCGAAAAACGCTAGCTTATGAAAAGCTGACCGCACATGTGGCAGGTCAACGACAAGCACTGCAAAGCAAAATCGAAGCAGCGAAAACGCAGGCCGCGCTTGATAAGATTGCAGTCGTATTCACACTGCCGGAGGCCGTCTGAATGGTTCGAGTCTATTTGGCACTCTATAAAGGCAAAGCCGCAATCAACACCCCGCGCGATGTGGTTAAACGTATTGCCGACAGCGTTGTACGATTGGCAACATGCAGCCCGTACAGCCATTGTGAAATCGCTGTTAAGCATCCATGCGACAGCCTGTTTGGTTGTTATTCGTCTAGCGCGAGAGACGGCGGGGTGCGCATTAAAACCATGCCGCTGCCTGCTGATAAATGGGACTTAATCCCGCTGCCGCAATCTGTTGCCATATCGGCCGGCCGCTTGTTCCGCCGTACACACGGGGCAGGTTACGACTGGCTAGGTGCGATTGGCGTGGTACTCAAATCACCACACAGTAAAAGCCGCTGGTTTTGCAGCGAATGGTGCGCCTATGCAATAGGCTGCACCAACCCGCACCAGTACACCCCAGGAGAATTGGCGGATACCATTAAACGTGATTTCAAAATCGCATGACAGGCCGTTTCAGACGGCCTTTTTTACGGAGATTTAATATGAGCAAGTCTATCCAATGGCTGAAATATACTTTCGAACTTCGATTTTTGCCTGTGCGCTTCCAAAGGTGGCTTTTCGGGACGGGAACGCGGGCGGTCGAGTTTGTCAGCGGGTGTTCGATGATTGGTTATGCATTGGTTTTCGCGTTCTCGCCGAACGACATCTACAACTGGCCTATTTACTACAAGTTCAAGGACATTTCGGAACTGACGCTAATACTGGTATTCGGCGGGGTCGGATTGCTGCAACTAGCGGCGATGTACTGGCAGACGTTCAAAGGGGAAGTGTTGTCGGGCTATATGCTGCTTATATCGGCCTTTATCTGGTATCTGACGGCATATGCGTTTTGGGCTGCATACCCGCCCGCACATACAGGCATGGTCATCCCGCCCGTGTTGGCATTCCTTTGCTTACTTGCTGGAAATAACTCACTTAAATTCTTGTTTTCGGAGGATAAATTCAAACGAGAACAAAAGGGGGAATGATGCACGATTTTTTTCAATTCGGCTATCTGTTTGCCATAGGGGGCGGCATTGTCGGCAGTGTCTGGTCGAGCATGAAAGACCATGATACGCCAGTATCAGGCTTGTTCGAAGCCTTGATTTCGGCAGTCGCGGCGGCGGCAGTAGCGGAACGGTTTTTGATGGTAAATCAAGTATGGACTTGCGCGGTTGCCGGAGCATTTGTCGGCATCCTGACGGGTCATGCGATGGATACCGTGAAAACCCTTGCCCCTGAATTGATGAAGAAATGGCTGAGGAAAACGGCTGAAAAGCTCATCGATAAAGACTAATTCAACAGCACAGGCCGTTTCAGGCGGCCTTTTTTATTGGAGGAAAAAGAAATGACTGAATTACCGTGGATGGCGGAAGCCAAGAAGCACATCGGCCTGAAAGAAATCGTCGGCGCGAAGCATAACCCGAAGATTGTCGAATGGCTGAAGGAAATGGGGAATTTTCCGGGCGCGGCGAAGTCTTGGTACTTTGAAGACGAAACGCCGTGGTGCGGCCTGTTTGTCGGCCACTGCCTCGGAACGGTAGGCCGTGCCGTCATCAAAGACTGGTACCGCGCGAAGGCGTGGGCGGAAGCAGGACTGACGAAACTGGACAAACCCGCTTACGGCTGCATTGCCGTCAAATCGCGCAAGGGCGGCGGCCATGTGTTTTTTGTAGTTGGCAAAAATGCAAAAGGTCAGATTTTGGGCTTGGGCGGCAATCAGGGCAATGCCGTGTCTATCGTGCCTTTTAATACTGCGGATATTGACGGCTATTACTGGCCGTCTAAGTTGGTAGATGGTAAATCCGTGCAGTCTAGCCCCGCGCCTGAACGTTATATTTTGTCATCTGTTACGGCAACCGCCGCGCATGGTGCAAGTGAGGCGTAGCATGGACAATCGGGAATTTTGCAAGCGCATGATTGCCGAATGGGAAGCCAAAAGCCGCGAAGCCAGCGAAAAAGCAGACTTGGCGGCTTTTGAGTTTGCCGAACGCGAAATCAGAAATTATCGGGAAATGCTGAAAAAGTATGAATGAATTGAAATATTGGAAACCCCTTGCCGTGCTGGCGGTGGTCGGCCTGTTGTTCGGCGGA